TCCATGCCTTCAGGTAACATAAACATGTTAGGGTTATTTGGATCGTATTCTTGAAACTCGTCCATTGGTAAACCTTCGTTCTCTGGATCTATTGGATTTGTAAGACCTAAAAATTCACCAAGTCTTTGTATTATACCACCTTCTCCTGTTGGATCGCCTAAACCTGGTCCAGGTCCAAATAAACCTGCCATCTCCTGTAAACCTTGTCGTGTTTTTGGTTCAGGCTTATATGGTTCAAGAACATCATCTAATAACATGTCTAATGTTGTGTCAGAACGATCTTCACCAACCATGCCTGCAGGACCACCTGTAGGTATTTCAATAACAGGATCCATTAAACCGGATGAACCTAATCCAAAACCTCCTATCATAGATGGATCTCTACCACCTCTACCTCTATTATAATCTACTATCGTGCCTGCCATTGGTGTTAAAGAACCTATGCCACCTGATCTTGCTATGTAGCTCTCTCTATTACTATCATCAAAATTTGTAATAGGTGACGGATATGATCTGTCTCTTCTTCTAGTTGATAGTGCCATTATGAGCTACCTCCGAATATGTCTGGCAGTTTGTTAACTTTGATTGCCACATCTTTTACTATATCTTCTTTTGTTGTGCTGGTTTCAGGGTTATTGACATCATCATCTGCTTCTTTTTCATCGGCGTAGACTTTCCCTGTTGTCGCGTGCTTGATAGTAGTGTTTGTTTCTACATCTAATACAGGTATTTTACTTCCTGCAATCACGGTAATATCGTCTTTTATAGCCATTTTATCTCCTTAATGCAATAATTAACTTATCTCTAACACACTTAATATGACATGTAAATCACCGCCATTTTGTGCCTGAACTTGTATTTTTTCTGATTCCTTTACAACTATCGCTGTAGCAGGTGCAAAAGAAGAATCTACTGATCCAAATCCTGCATATGAAACACCTGTTGCTAAGAGCTCTGCTGAACGCTTAGCTTTTATTGTCCTGTCTGTTTCTATACGAAAGCTATTACTTGAGCTATCAACAATAAATGATGAAATATTACAATCATTTTCTGTGTCAGTGTTTGATACACGAATAGATTTAATGATTGCTGTTGTTTCTGACGGCACCGTGTATATCGTTGTTAATGCACTTGTGCTTAAAACTGCTTTATAATTTGTATATACGTTAGCCATTTTATTCTAAAAACCACGCTATTGCTTCATTGTCATCTCTAAGTGGTTCTGACGTGTAAGTGTTATTTAATGCAAAAATTAATTGATCTAAAGTTTGTATTAATTGTGCCATCTGCGATTGATTATATTCTGGTGTTGCTTGAGGTAATAGTGGTACTGTTATTTTAGCCATTAGCTACCTCGCATACCATCTGGTTTAGCATCGAACCTAAGTGTTCCGTATCGCCATTTATCATCAACAGCATCACTAGATACGCGCAGTGCAAGTTGTCTACCTCGTATACGTGTGTCTTGTTTTGTTGTTGACGTTGCAATTGCAAATGGGCCGTGTGTTGTTTGTGTTGTAGCTGGATAAGGACGAGACTTAACTGTTAAATCTACATTACCAACTTGATTTTTAAAGTCAGGTATAAATCTAGAAATTGACATAAAATTGTCACCATCTGCAATATCAATATCACCTGATTCAATATGACAATTCATAGCAGAACCATCATCATTAACACCTTCTTCATGTAAATATACAAATGTGCGTCCTTCTTTAACACCAGTAATTGTTGATATTGTTGTAGTTGTATCAGAAGCTTCAAATTCTGCAGCATAAGGATTTGCATATACACCACGATCAGCCCAAGAGCTGCGTGCTAATGTTCCAACATACCATAAATTTTCTGCATAATTATATGTAACGTGTCTATCTATTTGTGTAGAATTTTTAGATGGATAAAACCAAATAACTTCATTAAAGTCTGTGTTTGATGCACAAAACACATCACCGAGTGCATTTGTATTTATATCATCAAAAACATAATCTTGCACGCTGCATGGTATTTTCTTAACTGCACCATCAAATTGAAAGAAAGAATCATTGCCCATCCAAAATGCTATACCACTTACGTCTATAGCACTATGTATTCCTACAGCACCACAGTTAGAACCAAGTTGTTTGAAACCAAAAGTAAATGGTGGTCCTATAAACTGCATTTGATATAACGCTGTGTCTGTGTAAATTAATATGGCACCTCTAGATCTTACAGCTGTATTTATTTGATTGCCATCTGTTAATCTTTGTGAACCTGCCGTGTTTGTAGCTGTTGGTGTCCAATCAGTTGTTGATTCTTGATCAGACCAACGAATAAACATATTATCTTGTGTCGTTGTTGTGCCTATTGTTGTTTCTGTGCCTAGACAAATAACATGTCTATCATCACCAGATACTAACATAAATCTTGATTTAGTTGGTGCACCACTGACATTTGTTCGTGCTGCTAAATTACTTGACAAACCTCCTGATGTATCCCAATAATAAAGACTACCATCAAACCTAGATGCTAAAACATCTTCTCCCCAGTTATCTAAAGCCCATTTTGCTGATTGAAGTAAAACGCCGTCTGCTCCTGTAAGACCTTCTCTTGAAGTATTCCATGTAGATGCATTCCATGTACCTGCACCCCAACCATATCCATAGATAGATGTAGGTAATCCTGTGTTTATTTGATATGTGGCATTAGCAGTAGCTCCAGTTGTAGTAGAAGTTGCTGCAGCCTTTGCTACAATCGTATAAGTATTAGCGCTAGGAACTGTTTGTATTTCAAACTCACCTTGTAAACTAGCAGCGGATATACCGCCAACTGCACCACTTACACTAGCAATAGTAACAAAGTCACCTATTAAAGCTCCATGATCTGCATCTGTTACAGTGACAGTTGTAGATTCATCTGTTGTTCCAAATTGTGTAATGTTACCTGTGCCTGTAGCACGTGTTGGTGTAATATCAGCATAACTACCTTCTGAGTATGCATACAATTTTTTGTTAGTGCCATATATGGCATAGTTAACACCTTTTAAATCTGAATATGTAAGAATAGCACGTGTTGCACCAAGTAAAGCGTCGCTTGTTACTTTTTCCCAACCACCTATTTTTTCTGGTTGACCATAACGAAAACGAATATTATCGCCATCTACCCATCTTCCTTCTGCACCGTATTCGGTATTTTGTTTATCTATACCTGGTGCTATTTGTAGTTTAGTTAGTGGCATAGAATGGTATCCAATAATCTGTTCCATTAACATTAACACGTATGTGCCCTGTTAATGATCCAACACTTGTATCTGTTGTGATACTAGATGATTGATCAGAATTACTTGTACCATCAAACTTAATAAACTCTTGATCTGTGTCATCTTGATCTAAAGATAAACATGCGATTGCACCAGAAGAATTTGCTTGATTTATTTCTACGCTTGCATCTGCAGGTGTGCTTGTTCCAAAACCAATTTTATCTGCTGAACCATCAATAAAGAAAGCGTGAGTTAAAGTATCTGTTTCTGCTCTAAAATCAACTGCAGCATGTGAGTCATTAAAAGTAAATCCACCACCATCAAAATCAATTGCACCAGTAGCTTTTACACCACCAACAACATGTAATTCTGTAGAAGGTGAGTTAGTTTTTATACCAATACGGTCGTTACCTGCATCAGTAAAAAATAAGTTTGCATCGCCGTTGCCTTCAATTCTAAAATCAAGGTCTGCGCTAGATTCATTAAATGTAAAACTACCACCATCAAGTGATGTGTTACCTGCAACTGTTAATGTTCCGTTCGCTGTAATATTACCCGCATCATTTAATACATCAAACATAGTAGATCCGTCTGAGTATAAAATATGTTTTGATCCTGCTACAAGGTTAGTTGCAGTTCCACCAGCAGGTTTAAAACCTAAGGTGTATGTACTCATACTTGTCGCATTGTCTACAATGTACCATGTTTCTACAGCTTCAGATTGTATAGTTGTGTTACCAGATAACGTTCC